GGCTCGAAGAAATTTGATCATGGCATCAAAATCGGCGGTTTCCCGATATTCGTAAAGGTAGGCCACGGTATAAAGGATTGCCGTGTGAATATCATCAGGAAGGGAATCGAATGCTGATAGAGGCTGACGAAGGACATTTTCGACGGTAGCAGTTGCTGATCCAATCAACTTTGTGATGAGGTCATCTTCAGTTGTGTTATCAACTCTTAGGTAGGCTTTTGCTTCGGCCAAAGTAATAGCAGCCACATTACATCAGTCCTTTCTACTTAGCAGCCATGGCGAGAGTCTTAATGGCTTCTGGGAGGATGACTTTGGCATCTACTCGTTGCGAGCCCAAGAAACCGACTTGACCAGTTACGGCATAAAGTTCATTGAGACGCTTGAAGGTTCGACCTTGACGATCAGCAATCCAATAGTAATTGAAATCACCAAAGAGCACTGGCTTATTAGATGCGGCCATGGTTGGCATGAACGGACTAGTATAAACCGGGCAATTGAGGATTCGGTCTGGTTGGCCCGCCTGAACGGAAGGTTGCCAAATGTACTGGTCATTCTTATCCTTCATCTTGCGGATGGCCTTCACAGTGTCATCGTTCATCAAAAAGACAGCATTTTGACGGTATGGCGCCTTTAAGGAATAGAAAAGGTCGATCAAATCATCAAAAGTTAACGTATCGGCCTTAGCAGCTGTGGATCCGGCTGAAGCACCATTAGTGTCAGTTAAGATGCCAGTAGGTTGACCAGTACCGGTACCGGTTAAAAAGGCTTGTTCTTCGGCATTACCGAGTCGGCGGCCAAATTCATCAGAGAGATAGGACATCAAATCAAATGCGGAATCGTTTAGTAATTCTTCCGACACTTTGATTAGGGTTCCTAACTTATGGGCGCCTAGTGACACCTGACTAAATTGCGTGTTGGACTCTGTGTAGGCTGCTTCTTCTTCAAGCCAAGCAGCTGTTCCTTCGCTGGCAACAACCGGAATCTTGTGTTCACCGCTGTTGGTTTGGATGACATGGCTGATGGTTCGTAGGACATTTGATTCTTGCAACTTTTGGATAAGTTGGTTTTCAAATTCGTCGGGCACTAGGAAGCCACCATCTGGATCCGTACCTTCTTTCAGTGCATCAACGACCGCATGACCACGCATCATTTGCCAGAAGTTTTGCGCATAAGTGTCTTGACTCTTCGGTAGTTTTCCAGCGGTTGGGGAATTAGTAAGGGCCTTACTGGTGGGTTGGTTCAGTGCCACTTCAATTTCTGCCTGCTTGTGCCGTCGATCGATTTCCTTGCCGAGGTCGACAACTTCTTGCTCCATCTTTTCATAGCGGGTATTGTCTTCAGCTGAAAGTACATCTGATTCCTTTTGCTTAGTATCCAAAAAATCCTTTGCTTGCTTCCAAATACGGGCACGCTTTTCTTGTAATTCAGTAATCTTACTCATTGATAAGTCCTCCTAAAAATTAGTGTGATAACAAAGAAAGCCGCTTTTGCAGCGACTTTACAGAGATATTAGATTTTGTTTGTGGCTTTAGCTTATTCAATAGAACCAATTCAGATTGCTTATCTGAATACGAGTAACAATCTATGACATCTTTATCTTGGCCCAGCATATTATCAGCAAAGCCCAACTCAATCGCTTTATTGACATTCATCCAGGTCCCGTCATCCATCATGGATGAAATCTTTTCACGAGGAAGGTTTGTTTTAAGCTCATAAGCATTAATGATCGATTCTTTGGTTTCAGCTAGCATCTGTGCAGCTTGATCAAGATCTTCTTTTTGTCCACCAACAATGGTTAATGGATTATGGATCATGATCATCGCGGTTGGAGCCATGGAAACTTTTGTTCCTGCCATGGCGATAACTGATGCCGCTGAAGCAGCGATACCGTCAATTTTGACGTTCACGTCATCGGGATAATTCATTAGCATCGTGTAAATGCGACTGGCAGCGACACAGTCACCACCGGGAGAATTTAACCAGAGATCGATTGGCCCTTTCCCTTGACTTAATTCATCTTGAAATACTTGGGGAGTGACTTCATCATCAACCCAGCTATCTTCGGCAATTGTACCGTTGATAGTTAAGACACGTTGATTTTGAGGACCGCTCCAGTTCCAGAAACGTTTCATTCTTTTGGTTCCTCACTTTCTTTAGATGGCTGAGAAACCAGCTTGGTTGAGTGGTAGCATATTACCATTTACCAAGTATTCGTCACCGCCTTCATTAGTAGGGATGCGGTTAAGATCTTCAAGTTCCCGAATATCATTTGCAGACAACCAACCATTTTGGCGTCCAATTGCATAGCCATTCATTCGGCTTTCGTAATCGCCACGTAGTAGTCCATCAACATTGAATTTGACGAAGAACTTTCGTTGATCATCAGCGGAAAGTAGCTGTTGATTCATAGCTTGTTCCCAGCGAATGCACCAAGGGTTCAGGGTGTACTTTACGAATTCTAGTGATTGCTGCTCAATATTTGAGAAAGTTGAACGGTCTAGGTCACCAACCATATGCGGTGGAACACGAAAAATTCTGGCAATTTCGTCGAGTTGGAATTTTCGGGTATCAAGGAATTGCGCTTGGTCGGGTGGAATGGAAAGCTGGTGAAAAGTCATTCCTTCCTCCAAGACAGCAATGCTGTGATTATTAGATCCCGAAAATTGTGACTGCCAACTTTTCCGAAGCCGTTCAGGATCTTTGACTACATTAGGGTGCTCGAGAACACCACCAGGCGTGGCATCATTTTTGAAGAAAGTGGCTCCATATTGTTCGGCGGCCATGGATAATCCAATCGCATTCTTGGCCATCGCAATTGGACTATAGCCGATCAAACCATCAAATCCTAACCCTGCGATATGAAGGACTTCATCGGATAAGAGAATGACTTGCTTCGATTTATTGTTTGCTTGGTAATCATCATAGTTGCGGGTATAGGTATAGTAGATTTCACCGTTGGCGGCCCGATTGACGTCCATCCGGTCCGGCATTAACGGATAGAGACCAGTGATCTGACCTTGACCATTGCGAATGATTTGTGCATAGGCGTTACCCCACAGCAATAAATGGTTCATCATGGTTTCACGAAAGATAAAACTGGTCATTTCTGGATTTGGCGCATCATGAAGAAAAAAATAAAGCGGGTGGTTAATTGCCCGCTGTTTGCCACCATCGCTGGTGTATTGATAAATATGGAGTGGTAGTTCAGCTAATCCTTCCGCTAAGACCCGCACACAAGCATAAACCGCTGTATTCTGCATTGCAGTGCGTTCGGTCACATTTTGGCCAGCCATCGAACTGCCGAAGAAAAATGACATGGTGCTGGATAGGGTGTTTTTGGGTGAAGCTTTATTGGTATGGAACAATTTATTAAATAGACTCATGGCATCAACTCCTTTAAGTTTTTCGTAATTACAACATTAATAGACCTCGACCATCATAAACAGAGTCACCACTGTCTTCATTGCGAATGGCGCGATCCAATCCCATGATAGTAGCGACAACGCCATCTATCTTTTCAGTTGATTTTGCTTTATCTGGTTTGATGTTGCCTGCCGGATCAGTTCGAATGTAGATGTTGTCCATCATCCAACGCAAAACTGGGTGTCCACCGTGAGCAATTTTCTTTTCCAAAGTTAAGCGCATCAACTCTTTGGTTGGTGGAGTCATATCTTTGAACCCTTGGCCAAATGGCACTACCGTGAAGCCCATTCCTTCAAGATTCTGGACCATTTCGACTGCACCCCAACGGTCAAAGGCAATTTCCTTGATATGGTATTTCTTTCCGAGATCATCAATGAAGTGTTCTATGAAGCCATAGTGGACGACATTACCTTCTGTGGTTTGTAAATATCCCTGCTGTTTCCAGATATCATAAGGAACATGGTCGCGCCGGACTCGTAAGTCAACATTATCTTCGGGAATCCAGAAATAGGGTAGAAGGGTATAACCTTCAGAATCATCCCTTGGTGGAAATACTAGAACAAAAGCAGTGATATCGGTAGTCGACGACAGGTCGAGCCCACCGTAACAATCACGTCCCCGTAGTTCATTAGGATCAACTGGAAAGGCACAGGCATCCCATTTATCCATCGGCATCCATCGGACATCTTGTTTGACCCACTGATTTAAACGAAGCTGACGGAAGGTATTTTCTTCAGCAGGATTTTCTTTGGCTGAATTATAGGCATCTTTCACTTTTTCCATTTTGACCGTAATTCCTAAAGAAGGATTGGCCTTTTTCCAAACTTCTGGACTCGACCAATCTTCATCCTGGCTAGCTCCATAAATAACAGGGTAGAAGCGGGGATCATGTTTGCGCCCCTTCATGATGTCGATAGCTTTTTGATGAACTTGATAACAGATTGAATTTTCATCATTACCAGCAGTCGTAATTAAAAAGTAGAGCGGCTGCGTTCGAGCATCGCCGGAACCCTTAGTCATGACGTCGTAGAGTTTACGATTGGGTTGAGTGTGTAATTCATCAAAAATTACTCCTGACACGTTGAAACCGTGCTTGGAATAAGCATCAGCAGATAGGACTTGATAAAAACTATTAGTTGGCTCATAGATCAGCCGTTTTTGGGAAGCGAGGATCTTACAACGCTTTTTTAAGGCTGGGTTCATCCGCACCATATCAGCGGCGACGTCAAAAACAATGGCGGCCTGCTGGCGATCAGCAGCACAACCATAAACTTCTGCACGTTCTTCACTATCAGCGCAGCAAAGCAGTAGAGCAACAGCCGCCGCCAGTTCTGATTTTCCTTGCTTCTTGGGAATTTCGACGTAAGCAGTATTGAATTGACGATACCCATCAGGTTTTAAGATGCCAAAAATGTCGCGAATAATTTTTTCCTGCCAGTCAATGAGGTCAAAAGGCTTACCCGCCCAGGTTCCCTTGGTATGGCATAGGCATTCGATAAATGAAACTGCAAAATCAGCTGCGTCTTTGTTATAAGTAGAGTCCTTGGCCATGAACCTAGTTGGCTTGTAATCTTTTAGTTTTCGCAAGAGGGCATCACATCCTTTCAGTTGTACTAAAAAAGCACTGAGTGTTAACTCAATGCTTGATTGATGATTAATTAAACTTGCCAGTTAATATCAAATTTACGTATCCGGCGCGGTCAGTATTCAAGTAATCGATTAAGTCATGGCAGTTATAGTAGTATGCCAGTCTTTTGACATTTTCCACATCAAACATATTGGCTTCACCAGTGTTGCGGATTTTTAAGACCTGCTGGCGGATTCGGTTACGTTTAGCTAATTCGTCCTTAATTCGATTCATGATTAGTCCCCCTGGTTCTTAAAAGCAGCTGATCCAGTTAAGTTGCGTAACAATACTTTCCGTTGGTCTTTAAACTTGGGACCGATAAATCCTAGGCGTAGCAGGAAACAGCGGAAAGCATATTTTTCATTACTCTCTTCGTGTGGTTCTGACATGATTCGCTGGTGGCTGATGGCATATTGGACCAGCTTGTCGACAAATTGTTGATAAGCCAAAGCATCGTCAAGTTTCACTTCTTTAAACCAATCGAAGGATACCTGTTTTTCATCGACGTTTAAGGGGAGGGCTTCCAGCTGGCAAGCATCCTTAATTAACTGCCCCTTAGCCCAGATTAGGTGGCGCAGGTTATCAAGAGCCTGATCTGTAAACTTATCTCGCTGGTAGGCTAGGTTCAACTTGATTATTTCAGTAGGGTGGAAGCCTTGCTGTTCAAGATAATCGAGTAAATTGGCCGGGATCTCATCCGGGGATGTTAGGACTCCATCTTTGTTAACAGTGTACTTGCCAATCTGATAAGCGTAGGTAGGTGTGTATTGATATTCGGCCTTTCGATGAGTATAGTCAGCCAGCTTCGTTACCAATTCTTTTCGTTGCTGGCCATGTACATGTACATTAAATTTAATTTCCATCTTCTGTACCTCCTTGTTTGATCACTGTATACATCACTCTAAAGGGTACAGATAGCAAGGAATTTCGACATATTAGGCCGGCTTCTTTAGATTACTGTAAGGAATTATATGACCATCTCTTTCCACACTGACATCTTGATCCGAATCGACTTGTTTGATGTAGCGATTAACAATCACATCACAGTATTTAGGATCCAGTTCCATCATGTAGCAAATCCGATTAGTCTGTTCACAAGCAATCAGAGTCGAACCAGAACCGCCGAATGGATCAAGAACCGTGCAGTTCGACATAGTAGAGTTCATGATCGGATAGGCTAGTAATGGGATTGGTTTCATCGTTGGGTGTTCCTTACTTTGCTTTGGACGATCAAATTCCCAGATGGTAGATTCCTTTCGTCCGGTGTACCATTCGTGTTTACCATCTTTCTTCCAACCATATAGAACTGGTTCATGCTGCCACTGGTAGGGTGAGCGACCAAGCACTAATGATTGTTTTTTCCAGATACAGCAACCAGATAAATAAAAGCCAGCATCTTGGAAAGCACGGCGGAAGTTAAGGCCTTCCGTGTCGGCATGGAAAACATAGATGCTGGCGTCATTAGCCATGGCTTGATTCGTGTTTTGAAAAGCAGCGAGTAGAAACTGGTAGAACTTGTCGTCAGTTTGATGATCATTCTTGATCTTGCCAGCCTTGCTGGAGTAATCAACATTGTATGGTGGATCGGTGAGCACTAGGTTGACCTGATGATCACCAAGTAATCTTTGATAGCTTTCCTTTCTCGTGGCATCACCACATAGTAGGGTATGTCGCCCCAAGTGCCAGATGTCGCCTGTCTTAGAAAAGGTCGGTTTATTTAATTCGCTATCAACGTCAAAGTCATCATCATGAGTATTATCAGCGGTGCCGAGTAAGTCAGAGATCTCATTTTCGTCAAAACCGGTTAATGAAACATCAAGGTCGCTGGCCTGCAGATCAGTCATCAGTAAAGCTAACTTGTCCTTATCCCAGTCACCACTAATTTTGTTTAAAGCTACGTTAAGGGCCTTTTCTTTGTCCTCATTCAGATTAACGACCACGCACTCTGCTTCTTTGATGCCTTCATCCTGGAGAATTTTTAAGCGCTGGTGCCCACCAACTACATGACCGGTTTGTTGGTTCCAAATGATTGGATCGACATAGCCAAATTCATGCATCGAGCGTTTTAGTTTTTCATAATCAGGATCGCCGGGTTTGAGATCTTTCCGTGGATTGTAATCGGCAGGGATTAAATCGGTAATTTTCTTTTTAACAAATTTCATTAGTTCATTCCTTTCCGGCTTCTTAAGAGCCGTTCCATGACATCATCTTGTGGTGTTGATCCTTGATAAGTTGTGGCGTTATTTTCCTTAACCACTTGAAAAATTTGAAACCATAATTGGCTGGACTGTTTCATATAGTCGCGGCTCATGGAAACATATGGTGAAGCAATTGCGTTACCAGTCGTAGGGTGGCGAGCGAGGAAACCAAACTTAGAGATACATTCTTCACACTGAATCCACCGGCTGACGCTAACGGCATATTGTTCAATCAATTGAGTGTTAACTAGTTTTTCACAACCACGCTCGACCAACCATTCCCAGGTTTCTTTGAAAATATCAGCGGCGTCAAATTCTAAACCATTCTTCTGTTTGGCCTTGAGGTACTTCTTGACTGGCGGCATCACGTGACCTTCCAGATTAGCTGGTTCTGGCAAATCGATGACGGTTGCTTCTTGGCCAGCTTCGAGCTTATCGTGAAGTGATTTAGATTTTCTGCCAGCCCCAACCCGAGCGCCACCACGATTTGTACCATCTTTAGCCAACTCTCTCCCTCCTTCCGGCAGGGGTTAATACCCTGTTTGATTTCGATTTTTTGTACACGAAGGCCCAGGCCCGCTCCCGCGCGAAAAATTTTTAAGGATTTGATGGCCCCCTCCGTGGTTTAGTAATGATATCGACGTGGCTTTTTATGCCAGCGATCATCCATCTGGGCGGTGATGCGGGAGTGGCATGGCTTACATAATGCCATCAGGTTCTTGAACTCGTTGGTGCCGCCGTGTTCCAGAGGCAGAACGTGATGGACCTCGGTGGCTTGGGTATACCTTCCTTGGCTCAGGCACATCTCACAGAAGGGATGGTGGAGTAAGTATCTTTGTCTGATCCTAGGCCAGCCACGATGATAACGAGGACGACTGCGCTTTGGTCGTTGGTGGCGATTGTAATAAGAAGAGACTATCTTTTCGTGTTGGTCACAATACATATTGTGTGTTAATCGTGGGCAGCCAGGGTAACGACATGGTTTCTTGGGTGAGTAGGGCATGACACTCCTCCTTTCTGAGGTTATAAGAAAAGCCCAGCAGTTCTAAGCTGCCAGGCTTCAGTGTTATAAAGCAAATGCCTTATCTTAATTTTCTACACTATCATCGTAACATGGATAAGTTGATTGTTTGTTCTGCGTTTTACCTTTCTAATGGTGGGATCCATAAAGCAAAAGGGTAAGGTGGTCGAGTGCTTTGTTCTTTCGATTATAAGCAGTGGTTTTCGCAATGAAATACTTGTCCATCATGATAGTTAGTCCCTCGTTCATTGACTGGTTTGGAGTGCGGTAGCAAACGTCTAAAACAAACCGCTCGTCGTCAGATAGTTCTTGCCAGGCTGGCTCGAACCATTTGAAGTAAAGCTGGGCTTGTTGGTAACGTTCATTCAGTTTGGTTGTCTGGTCGATGCCATGCAGCAGGCGATGTTCAGTCGGGTTATCCTTTTTGCTGCCACTGGGTGAGAAACCATAGCGAGGCGAACTGACACCAACCATTTGTTCCTTAGCTAGTTTCAGTTCGTCTTGGTAAGAGTCAATGATGAACTTCATACCATCGTAATCTTTCAAGGCTGCGACGGTCGCTCGTCGTTTGTCTAAGTAGTTCCACATGATACTCATGCCACAACACTTCCTTTCAGGTTGGCTTTCACCGCATTGATTAACGCTAGCTGGGTTTTATCTTTACGTTTCAAGGCGGCCAGAATGTTTTCGTCAATGGTTCCTTCGGTGATGATGTGGTGGATAACTACTGGCTGACGTTGTCCTTGTCGCCAGAGCCGAGCGTTGGTTTGCTGGTAAAGCTCCAAGCTCCAGGTCAGTCCATACCAGATCAAAGTAGCACCTCCAGCTTGCAGATTAAGTCCGTGACCCGCAGAGGCAGGATGAATTAGTGCGAGCGGAATCTTACCGGCATTCCAATCTTTAATGTCTTGAGTGTCTTTAATTTCACGCATATTAAAACGTTGCTTGATCTGCACTAAGTCATGCTTGAACCAGTAGGCAACGAGTACTGGCTTGCCGTTGGCAGCTTCGACTAAATCTTCCAGGGCATCGAGTTTACGCTGGTGGATTTGAACAACCTGCTGCTGATCATCGTAAACACAGCCATTGGCCATCTGACAAAGTTTGTTAGACAGACTAGCCGCGTTCAGCGCATCGATCTGTTTGCCGTGGGTCGAAACCACCAGCTGAGTCTTGAGTTCATCATAGATTGCTTGTTCGCTATTGCTCATCTTGACCGGCACTTTGTTCATGGTTAGCGGTGGAAGATCCAAGTAATCCTGAGACTTCATGGAGATGGTGATGTCATCAATGGCCCGGTAAATACTTTGCTCAGCACCCGGCTTTGGCTTGTAAGTGAAGACTTGATACATATTGCGCTTGTCAGGATCAAAGTAATTAGTCCGGTAGTATGAGATGAAGCGGCCAAGTCTTTTGCCCATGTCCAGCACCCGGAATTCTGCCCACAAATCCATTAGCCCATTAGAAGATGGCGTGCCGGTTAGGCCAACCACACGTTTAATCAGGGGACGGACTCGTTTCAGTGCCTTGAAGCGTTGGGATCGATAGGACTTGAAACTCGACAATTCATCAATTACCAGCATGTCATAATCAAAGTTTATACCAGAGAATTCAATCAGCCACTTTAGGTTTTCCCGATTGATAATGTAAATGTCAACGTCTTGTTGCAGAGCTTTAATGCGTTGTATTTTGGGACCTGTTACGACTGAATAAGTCAGGCTTTTCAAGTGGTCCCACTTCTCTATTTCATCTGACCAGGTTTGTTTAGCAACTCTTAGCGGCGCCACAACTAGGACCCGGTGAACCTTGCCTTCCTGAATGAGCTGCTTAATAGCCGTGAGGGTAATGACACTTTTGCCAAGGCCCATATCAAGCAAGATGGCTGCTACGGGATGGTCCAAAATAAACCGAGTTGCATATTGTTGATATTCATGCGGTTTGTATTGCATCAAGCATTCCTCCAATCTGATCAAGCTGATCGCAAACAAAGACTTGGAAACCAAGTTGTTTTAATTGCATTAGTCTTTGTACCTGCAGCGGGCGGGGATGCTTGCCGGGAGCTTTCATTTCCACGAAGCCCAGATGACCATCAGGTAAAAGGACAATTCGATCGGGAACTCCAGCCATTGATGGCGAAACGAACTTCAGGCATAAACCGCCGCGACTTTGAGTAGCTTTCACAAAAGCTGTTTCGATTCGTTTTTCTAGCATTTTCGATAATCCTTTCTATGTGTTGATTCATCAAGGTATTAAGAGAGTTTGTGACGGTCATGTCAGTCGATTTACTACTCTTTTCTATACTCTTTTTTTCTATTTTTTATTCCTATATACAAGTAAAGAAATAGACTGTCACGACTGTCACCATTACAGATGAATGTTAATGGAACACGCTTTCTCGTTAATTGAAAGTGACGGTCGGTGACACTCTCAATTAAGAAATTCCTTAGTCTTTAGTCGTAACCCCTTCACGAAACGTCCACTGTGCTTTCTTTGACGCTGAAAGCCAGCATTCTGTAGCGCCGTGTAAAAGTCTGAAGTACTGCGGATATATTCACCGATACCCTGGCAGTATTCCCGGTACTTTTGATAGAGGTCACCGGACTTTTGCTCATATTCTGGGTTTAATTCGCATTTTTCGTTGAGAAAATGACCGAGCCAATCATTATCAGCTTGGTAGGCTTCCACCGCTTTCACTACCGCAGGCGGAGTGCTTAACTGGTAATTTTGCTGAATGATCCGCTGGGCGCCCTCGATAATCCACTGCAAAACAGCCGGACCAGCATTTTCGGTTAAGTGCTGGGTATAGTTTTTAATATCTTGTCGTTTAGTAATCTTGGCCTTAAAGGGGATCACGATTAGGCGGCGCCAGATACCTTCATCGTTGCCACCGACATGGGGCAGGTAGTTAGTATAAAGAACCATCGTATGGCTCGGAGTAAACGAGAACGGCTTCATGTATTTCTTTTCGGCATAGATTTCATCGGTTGAACAGAGTTGCTTAATAATCGAAGTGTTCAGGCGTTTACCTTCTTCCAATTCCGCGGAGATGATCAGTCGCTTGCCTTTAACCTCGGCCATTTCCGGTTTGACATTGCGCCGCACACCAGTAGTCAAAGCATCAGCAGATAGGTGGCCAGTATAAGTGCCGAGCACATTGGCAATCGTATTCCAGAAGGTCGATTTTCCGTTGCGTCCATCCCCATAGGCGATAATTAAGGCTTCCAAATAAACTTGACCGATAGCAACAAGTCCCACAATTTCTTGAACATAATTGATTAACTCTTGATCATTACAAAAGAACGTGTTCAACGCTTCCTGCCAGAGCTCCTTACCTTTGTCTCCGGGGATGCAAGAGGTGGACTTAGTAATTAATTCACTGGCCTTGATGTCTTGTTGGCCATGCATCCCTTTTTGCAGGTTATAAGGACCAGCGGGGGTGTTTAACAAAAATGGATCGGCATCAAACTCACTGATTTTCTTATTGATCTTGGGCCGAGCATTGACTAACACTCCGCTAATGCCATGCGTGCTGCGTTCCTTTAATACAAAGGCTTCATATTCTTTGGCTGCTTCAAATTCGTTTAAGGCTTTTAATTGCTCATCACTAAAGGTGCGCCGGGCCTTGGTTTTACCCATAGCTTGTAAGCCCTGTGCCACACCATTGTTCTGAATTGCTTGGTAACTTTGAGTGACTCGAAGTCGGGCATCGGCTAATTGTTTATCGGTAAAGCGCTGGACTTCACCGAGAGCTAAAGGTTCCGATTCCTGCCAAACCTTCCCATCGAACCACATAAAACCTGATTGGTTGGTATAGCAAACCCGCTCTTTGCAGTTGTTGACAAAGACATAAGATTCACCAGTATCCGAGTAATCATCCGGTTGTAGATCGTCATTGGGCTGATTGTATTCTTCAGGCGGAATATAGCCTTTTTGACTAGCCATTCGCTGCCCGAATTTAATGGCACTGTGCCAGATGTTTTTTAACTCCTGCTTGCTTAGTGGTGGATTGCACTTAGCGGCTTCCTCCTGAAATGCCTGACGAGCTTCAGCGGTATCACCTAAGCGCATTACTAAACGGCCAGCAAAGTGAGAAAGGGTGGCATTGCGTTTTCCTTCGGGGATGCCACCAATTTTTTGCTGGTCAAAGAAGCGCTGGGCCATCATGAATTGGTCGATCGTTTGGCTGCCTTCATGCCAGATAACTTTAGTGGTAGCAACACCAAACACGAAGCGGGCTGTATCCAAGGCGTTGTCATCAAAATAAGGAAAGTAAGCTTGAATTTCGTGCTTTAATTCAGCATAGGTTTTCGCATTTTTAATTGGTTTAATAGGAAAGTAGATATGAAACTTCGGTCGTGGTTTTTTACCATGCTTGGCTTTCATATTGTTGCGAGATAAAGTGATCGCATATGCCACGCTATCGAAATAATTTGGCAGATCACTCGGATGAATCCAGGCTGACGGATCTTCGGAGTGATCATTATCGCAATCCATGACTAGACAGTCCGCACTGATAAAGTTCCCAATATTTCGTTGGTTAGATTTGAAAATTCCACAGACATGGTCGTGGCTAACTGCTTTGAGCAATTCATCTTGGTTGGTAATGATGATCTGTTGAGGATAGCTAGTGTTGCTAGCCTGACCAGTTACCAGGGCAGTGGATAAGGTAAAGTGCATCTTAATGAACCTCCATTTTCAAATTAAAGTAACGAACCTTTTTGCCCTTGCGTTTAGCTAAACGGCAGAAATATCGCATGTCATGAGTTGGTTGACCGAATGACCAGGCTTCAGAGCATTTGGTGAGCAGCACGATATTAATAAAAGCAGCGATTTGAAATTCTCGCGAACGGTGCATGTTAATGAATTGCGGTAGATAAAGTTGTGGACAGATTGGAATACCACCTGCTTGGTAGACAAAGCGGCAGTAGCTTTGAACTGCCTGAATTGCTTTATCCTGTCTTTTCACAACCTCTGTAAATGGAGCGATGACAAAGATAAAGGGCCGGTAGTGAGAATTTGACTTATCAATCCGCAGCTTGTCGATTGCCGCTTGGGCTTGAATGACTTCTGACATTAATTCAGATCCTTTCATAAAATTTAAGAACTAAAAAAGTCCTCACTGATAAGCCAGATGAGGACTGAAAGTAAACCATGAAGATTAATCTTTTTTGTAAAAATCACCGACAAAACCAGCAGCGTTCAAAATTAGACCATTTGCCCAATCAGGCACTTCAGTCATAATCTTGACCATGGTAGCGAGTGAACGCCCAGTTGGGGCGTCAATTACGGCTTCATCGTGAATATGCATTACCACCGTATTCTCAGTAGCTTCTAACCGCCGCATTGCTTCAGCTAGCAGGTCACGACTAGTTGCTTGGACAATGTTTTCTACCAACTTGGCCCCATAGGTTTCAATTCGATCCCATTTTTTCACGGTGTTGATTCCCATGAAGGTAATCGATTCAGAACCAAAGCGATTGGTGCCGATCTTAGGTTGGGGATAACAAAGAGATCGACCAGAACGTAATTTTAGAAACATACAACCACTGCGGTAGGCGAATTTCATACCGTGAGATTCTTGAGGAAGGTGGGTTTTAATGCATTCTTTAGCTGCTTTATCAACGTCCCACCAAAATTGCACAATGTGAGGGCTAGCCTGCCGCCACATCTCAACTAGGGGTGGTAATTCATCTTCAGTTAAACCGAGTTTGGTGGCACCCATGGCTTTAAGTGCTCCAATAGAACCGCCATAGCCGAGAGCTAATTCAGCAATCTTGCCTTTTTGGCGGAGCTCACCATTAATCCCGTATTTCACGACTGGAACACCAAACATCTGACTAGCGGATGTACAGTAGATATCCTCGTTATTAGCGAAGGCCTTTTGGCGCCACTGTTCACCAGAAAGCCAGGCGATGACCCGCGCTTCTACAGCTGAAAAGTCAGCAACGTAAAAATGATGACTTTCACTTGGAATAAAGGCAGTCCGGATTAACTGGGATAAGACCTCTGGGACCGAATCGTAAAGCATTGCTAGTGCCGTTGTGTTTCCTTGCTTGACCAGCGCACGCGCTTCTTCTAAGTCGGGCATTGAATTACGGGGGAGATTTTGAACTTGTACTAATCTGCCGGCCCAACGACCGGTACGGTTAGCACCATAGAATTGCAGTAAACCATGCACGCGGCCATCTTGGCACATAGCTTTCTGCATAGCCTGATACTTTTTGACACTTGATTTAGATAACAACTGGCGGAGAGCTAAAACTTGATGGACCGTGCCGGTAGTGGTTTGTAATAGCTGTGCCACTGATGCTTTGGATAGTGAATTAGTTTTAATACCTTGCTGCTGGAGCCAGTCTTTTAGCTGTAATGGAGAGTTAGGATTTGCTAGACCTGTTAATTCTTTAGCAGTTTGTAAGTACTGGTCATGGAAGACGTTTTGACATTTGATCGCATTGTTAACCAGTTGTTGGTCAATCCGGATACCGCGATCATTAATGTCTTGATCCATCCAGTAGTTTTCCCATTCATTCTGTGGGACGGGGAAGCATTCGAGCTTCTGGGTGATTTCCATTTCAACCTCGACGTCACGCTGATTGTATTGCTTAAACTGTTGCCATTTATCAGGAGCATGGTAGGGGAAGTTACGAGTGCGATTTTGATTGGCCTTCGTAGGTTTGCAAGGTGTACAGAAGTAGCGCACAAGCTCTTTACCAGCAGTGATCTTTTGCCGTGGTAACCCTAACACGCTTCCAACATCTCGTAGTGATAATGGTAAGCCGAGAGTGGCAGACCAAACGCGAGAACAATGCCAACCAGTTGGCTTTAAGCGGTGACCAACAAAGCGTGACAGACAGACCCGTTCAAATTGAGCATTAAAAGCACTCTTAATAATGTTGGGATTATCTAGGGCTTCAATAATCTGTGGTGGAATCTTTTCACCCTGGGTTAAGTCCACCACCTTGACGGGGCCAAAGTCGGTAGCATAACCAAAGAGCAAAAGCTCAAAATCATCGCTATCAGCGTATCGATAGACGCCAGTCTGATTTAGGTTGGTGCTGGAATAAGTTTCAATATCAATCGAAAGCTGTTTCATTAGAAATCCTTTCTACAAAAAATGGGTAGTCAAAGTCGACTGCCCATCTTTTGGTTTAAGCTAAGAAATCATCGTCATTGCTACCATCAATCGCTGTGAAGTCATCGCTGGCACTAGCATGTCCACCTAGTGGTTCTCCATCACGGATCTTTTGGATGTTACCCAGGCCACAGGCAATTCCACGGTTACCGTTGGTGTTAAAAGCATAGAAGTTAATCGATACTCGGGCATAGCAGCCACTGTAAACTTCATCACGATCAAGGATTGGTTGGACATGCTTATCCACAATCTGTGGTGCCGTGATCGAATTAGCATTGATAAAGTAACTATCTTGGTAGGCGGCATCATCACGCTCCACATCCCCATCTCGAAGAGGTAGCTTGAGAGTGGCCTTATTAGGCTTCTTACCACCAAACTTTCCAATTCCTTCCTGAATGGCAGCATCGATAGCTTTTTCGATGGCAGTGACTGTCTTTTGATCGGACTTGGGGATGATTAGACTAACTGAATACTTTTCCTTACCACCATTGATAGACTTAGGTTCCCAGATGTTGGCATAAGAGAGACGAGTGTTGATACCGGTAACGACCTTAGTTTGTTGTGACATATTATTTTTCCTCCTTAAATTCATCTTGTGGGTTAGATTTGCTAATACTCTGACGTCGATCTGAATTTGGCACCAGGGTTGGCTTACCCGCAGGCTTAACAATTTCTTGACTAAACAGTTCGGTGAATTTCTTCTTACCGACCTGTTTTTCTAGTTTTGTAATCGGTAATAGCTTCTTTTGGTAAATATCATGGTAGCCATGTTCTTCAGCAATTTTTGCTACGGCAGCTTCATCCTTGTAATGGCGGATGGACCGTCCTTCGACAATCTTGTAGCCGGGCCACTGCTTACCATGGTTAATGGCAAGGTCAGCAGCATAGTCTTTAACTTCGTGAGCCCAGCGATTCAAATCATCGATATGCTCCAGTACTTCGGTAACTTCCGCGTCAGTGAGCAGGTTGGGTGAGTGTAGCTGGAAGCGGGTGAGCTTGTGATGATGGTCAAAACGAGCTCGCAGTACAGCATTGCAAGAAGAGAATTGGCACCAGGGACCATAATGGACGGTACCTTGACCAGCAAAGGCAAGTTCGGCTTTTTCTTTCAGTTCGGTATTGGCCCAGTGCATCAATTTTTGGGCATTAATGGTCCAGGTACTGATATTGGCCATGCGAGGTTGAAAGATTGTAGTTTCAACTTCATCGATGTTGTACAGACTGCCAAACATCTCTAATGCTCCAACGGCATAGAGCTTCATCTGAGGGTTGTTCTTGGCTTCCACCCGGACACCCTTGCCATACTTGAAGTCGATAATGTGGAGTAGGTGATCAGAAACGATCACGCAGTCGCCGGTACCGAAGCCTTCTGGAACGTACTTGGAGAAGTCTAGTTTCTGTTCCACACGGATGGTGGCGTCGGGTGCGTATTCTTTAGCTTTGTGATATTGTTCCAGAACATAGCTAGCGTAATCATCGGTTAGGTCTTCCATCTCATCTGATTGGTAATCAGAAGTAGGACGCTTGAACCTATCACCGAGCAATCGATGGATCTTATATTCTCCTAGTGCGTGGGCAGCTGTTCCTTCAGCGGCAGCGTTTGAAGTGGTGTGCGGAAAGTACTGCTCTAGTCGTGGTAGTGGTGGAGCACTTAGCCAACGATGAGCACTGGAAGCCGATAATAATGCGTGGTGGGTTGGTGAACTCATTGCCCTAATCCCTCCGCACTGTAGTAAAGATCCTCGTAATCCTTGGGATCCACATCAGAGAGTTTCTCCGCACCAAATTTATGAAGCAATTCTTTCACTTGGTCGGTATAACCTTCGGCACTCTTCTTTGCCAGCATCTTGCGAACCGTTACTTTGTCTTCAATTGAGTCACGCTTTGGTTGCTCATCATCACTTGAAGCTTCATTTTCGTTGCTTGATAACAATTGGCGAATGGACCGAATGGTTTCCTGGGTTTGATCAAGCTGGTTCTCAGCTTCCTTAAGTTTCAAATCAAGGTCATTCATTACGCTCATAGGGATCCTCCTTTACTTCGTTAATTTGCAGTTGCTGAACATCTTTGCCAGGTGTAATCACCATCAGATGGTGTGGTTGACCGAGTAGTAAACGCAGTAGTCGTTCACGGATTGTGATTTGACGCATGCTGACGACGCCATCTTGGCGGGGATGATTGGTAACACTGATTGATACTTTGTTAGCCATTCTTGCTAGCTCCTTTCATTAAGTTAGGTGAGCCATTTCTCACACCTATTTGCCAGGAGCAGAAAAAAAGTGAACCATATCTGGCTCACTTTTACGAAAATTATGCTTTTTTGTTATAAAAACTACGCAATTTTACTAATCCAGCTTTAACATGTCTTCCCGCCATGGTTGGGCTAATACTCATTTTGTCAGCAATTTCTTTCTTCTTAAGTCCCTTGCAGTAATAGCCGAGGACGGCATTTCGTTGTTTATTAGTTAAAGTTGCCAGAGCAGCTGGTAATTGTACAATCAATTGCTGGCGGTGTCGCTGCTCTTCCTTTTCAATTAATGAATCCAATAAGTTATCCTTGCTGTAAACAGATGTGATTTCCATGGAACTACGATCCGCTATTGTATCGATTGCATTAATAGCTGAATCATCCTGTGAATTAGCGAAGAATTTATCCTGATGCCGTTCGTTTCGATGATCTGAATTATATTGCTTATGATCAAAGTCAAAGACAACGTTACCCTGTTCCTTGGTGATAGTGATTACTTGGTTTCCCATGTGCTTGACTCTAACAACTAGCTTGCCATTTTCTTCACCGATTAATTCGTACTCACTGTTACTTGTCTTCATTAATAAAAGCCTCCGTTCCGGTCTCCCGAAACGAAGGCAAAGGACCAAAAGAGCCACTGGTAGTGTGCTAAGCAGTCCAAAACTCATTCGTTTCGGGACTGCAGCAAACCTTCCAGTGGCTGGTTGCAGTAAAAGTATTCAATTAAGAAGCATGCTGGAACACCGTTAGCTTGACGATGCATGCTGAATCAATAGATAAAATTCGCGTTCGCATATTAAATATTGAGAACCGTGTATGTAAACGATATACTTAAATTGTGAATTGAATTATTATCTTTAATTCACAATCAGTATATTTGAAAAGAAAATATGAACTCGGACAGTTTGGGACAAAATCTGCCCTTTTTTGTCCGAAAGTTGAGCGTGATTGATATGGAATTCTCTGATTTTTTTGACATGCTATGGACATATTTAGGTAGCCCTGATGAGAGCAAAGATAATAAGGGGCGTCCTAAATTCTTTTGTCATTTAATAGATTTGATCATTCGTACTCCACAGACTGATGTGGAGGATGAAAAAGCACAAAGTGGGGACTTGAATCCTTTTACAGGCAGAGTAGCCGACACCATTAACAAGTACTGTATTGGCTCCAGGCCAATCCCTAAAAAAGATGCAAAAGAGTTACTTAGCAGAATTAGTAATGGGAAAAAGTTTGTAGACGAAATTAATTTTTCAGCCCCAGGAGCAAGAGAAAGCATTCGAAATAAGTTGCGTGAGGAGCAATTTGAAGTAACTACAAGTTCTTTGGGTGAAGTATGCTTCAAAATAATGAAAGCTTTTTTGAATAAGTTCAAAAATGGTGAAACCTCTGTAAAAACTAATGATGTCAAAACAAATCAGAATTTCATCGATAACTTGCGTTTACTTCATGATGTCGATATAGAATGCCCTTTATGTGGAGAGAGCTTGATTAAGAATGGTATTAGCAATGCCATAGCAGGATATGATGTTGTCCATATCTTTCCTGACAACTTAAATGAAAAGGAAAAAGCTAAATTTGCCAAAATAAAAAAGGCACCTGAAAATTCAGATGCCTTAGAAAATAAAATCCCATTATGTTTAAATTGTGCGAATGTTTATCTCAATAATCCTAACTTAAATGATTATCAACGGTTGATTCAGAAAAAACAACATATTATTAATGAAAAACAAATCGCTCAAGGCCTAAATCAGCTAACTTTAGAAGCAAAATTGACTAAAGTGATTCAGGGGCTAAAGAAGGTTAAACCAAACTTAGCGAATTCTGTTATTGATTATGATGCACATACCGTAGAAGAAAAGATAAGTCATGATTATGCCTTACAAGGGGCTGTTAGTTATTACGTTTCGGGTTATTACAACAAAATCAAAGATCAATTTTCTAATTTGGAAGGTCCAGATTTTTCTTTTGATGAATTAGCTACCACCATAAAGTTAGCCTATTTCAAATTTAAGCGTGAGCAACTAGATCGGGAAGAAATATTTAATCACTTGGCTGATTGGATTCTTGCTAAAGAACAATTGCCTCAGGATTATTCAGAAGCTTCCAGAATTATAGTGGCTTTTTTCGTTCAAAATTGTGAGGTGTTTGAAGTTGAAAATGCCCAGTAAAGTTACTGACTATAAGGAAAGTACATTAGCAAGTCTTCCTAAAATAATGAAAAAACTAAACGAACAAGCTATGAACCCACAAGATCTTTATAAGAGAACAAGAAGATATTTTGATGATGTGGGTGAGTTTGTGGAGGCGTTGGATTGTTTGTTTATATTAAACAGGATTTGCATTGATGAAGAAACAGGTGTGATAAGCAGTGTTAAAACAAATTAGTTGTGATCAGTTTATGGTCGATGGGCACCCACGTGGACCAATTTATTTTAATAAAGGGCTAAATGTGATTTTAGGTGGTCATAGCGGAACTAATTCAATTGGGAAATCAACGCTTTTGATGATTATCGACTTTGTATTTGGTGGAACTGATTATGTGAAAAAGGACCTTGATGTCCAGAAAAATGTAGGTCCTCATATTATAAAGTTCGCTTTTGAGTTTAATGATAAAAAGTATTATTTTTCAAGGTCAACAGAAGATTTTCAATACATCTATATTTGTAACGAGAAATTCATCCCTAAAGATAATAAGAAAATAACTGTCGAGGAGTATCTCGATTTTTTGTCTAAGCAATATAATTTGGATTTACCCGGACTAACATTTAGAGGTGCAGTTGGCCGTTTTATGAGGGTTTATAATCGTCAAACTACAAATGAAAAAAGACCCTTGCAAAATAGCAATCAAGAGCCGGCTAAACAGCAGGTCTATGGATTACTAAAGTTATTTGATAAATACTCTCCTATTGAGAATAGGGAAGAGGCAGCAAAAAAAGCCGAGGAAGCTTACACAGCATTTAAAAATGCAGGGACATACAGGTATGTTCCAATAGTTGATACAAAAAGACGGTTTAACGAAAATCTAAACAAAATTGAACACCTTAAACAAAAGCTGTCAGACTTACAATCTGAAAATAATGAAGGCTCATTAAACTTAGATGATATGCAAGCAGCACGTTTAAGAGAAATAAGAAATGATCTATCCCAACTTAGGGAACAGAAGAATATCTACTTGAGTAGATTAAATGTCATAAAGTCTAATGAAGAAGCCGGACCTAAAAGGTATCGAAATAATTATCATGAATTAGAGCAATTCTTTCCTGATGTAGATATCCAAAGAATTGAAAAAATAGATAAATTCCATCATCAAATTACTAAGTTCCTTAAACTAGAGTTTGAACGAGAAAAAAATACTATCGAAAAAAATGTTGATGATTTAAGTCATCATATTTCTCAACTAGTTAATGAAGCACAGAAAATAAAGAATCAGCAGGGACCAAATGTCCAAACTGCTTTACTTAATGAGTATGCTGATAAAAAAGCAGAATTAAAGCAATTAGAAGACGAAAATAAAAATTATCAGAAGAAGAAAAAACTACAACAAGACAAGAAAGATCAACAGGATGCTTTAAAAGCGACTATCAATACTGAATTGGCAGAGGTACAGCACTCTTTGAACACTGAAATGGCTAGTTTAAATGAGCAGGTCTGCGGATCAAGTTCATTTCAACCTCCTCGAATTGAATTAAAACCAACAGGATACAATTTTGAGACGATTAATGACCAAGGTACAGGGACATCATTCAAAGGATTAATTATTTTTGATCAAGCTTGTCTTGACTTAACACGTTTACCATTCTTTGTTCATGATTCACTACTATTTTCAAATATTGAGATTGATCGTAGAAATAGAATTGTTGAAATGTATGCTCAAGAAACTAAGCAGATATTTATTTCAATTGATAGTATTGAAGTATTATCAGAAAAAGCACAAGAGATTATTAGAGAGAATACGGTTCTGACACTTGAACGTGGTGGTAAAGAACTGTTTGGGAGATCATGGAATGAGCAAGCAACCAAATAACTTAAAAATTAAATATAAGGTTAGTTACAAGAAATTGTGGAAATTGTTAATTGATCGGGGATTACAGAAAAAAGATTTGCAAACTGAATGCGATATTAGCGCTGCTTCCGTTGCCAAGTTGGGAAAAGATGCTAATGTTACTACTGATCTTTTAATGAAGATATGCACTGGCTTAGACTGCAATCTTAATGACATTTGTGAAACTGTACCAGTTAATGAAGAATAGGAGAAATTTGATGCAAACAGATAATGAAAAATACAATGAAACTGTGCGACCAAACACGGCTTTCTTAGACGAGCTTAAAGAAAAGCTGCCTGAATTCTTTACCAAAGAAGGATCTTTTGATTTGGATAAGTTTAAGAACCAACTAAAAGACAAGAATGTTAAGGAGCTGAGTGAAGGGTATCAGCTAGATTTCATTGGTAAAGATTATGCTCGTCGTCAAGCTGGTGAAGTGCCAAGCACAGTTATTGTTCCTGATGAAAAGCAAAACAAGGGCGAAGGTAAGAACAGCAAAAATTTATTCTTCACTGGTGATAACCTAGAAGTCTTACGTCATCTTCAGAACAATTACCAGAATAAGATTGATGTTATTTACATTGATCCGCCGTATAACACAGGCAGCGATGGCTTTGTTTATCCAGATTCTTTTGAATATAGTGATGAGAAACTAAAAGATATGTTTGGCTTGGATGATGATCAAGTCGCTCGATTAAAGAGTATTCAAGGGCGCTCTAGCCATTCGTCTTGGCTTACTTTTATGTATCCAAGGTTATTTTTAGCTAAAAGATTACTTTCAAAAAAAGGAATCTTTTTAGTATCAATAGACGAAAATGAAGATACCAATTTAAAAGAACTTTTAGATGAAATATTTGGAGAAGCTGGCGGCCACCGTAAGTTCATCATGGTGCAAGCTGCCCGAAAAGACATACCATACCAATAAAGATGGTAAAGAGGTACCAACCAAGGGTGGTAAAGCTGCATATGATGCTGGCTTCCAGTCTATTGACGAAATTTCCCGTGAACGTATTCGTCGTGCTGCCAAAAAGATTCGTGAAGATAACAAATTAACTCTGCCAGAAAACTTTGATGGAAGTTTTAAACATTATCGGGTAGTCAAACCAGTTAAACAAACTCTGGAAGAAATTGATGACTTTGATCCAAACAATACCAATTTGTTTACTGATATGGTTGATGGCTTTTCTAGCAAGAGTTTGGGTATTGATGGGGATGCTACTGGGGAAGAAACGATTCTTACCACTTGGCTTGCCAAGGATGGTTACCTGTTTGATGCTGATGTTGAAGAAGTTAAGTTTGATAACTACACCGCTCATAAAGTTGAAGATAATCGCCTTTACTTAATTAAGGAAGGTTGGGGAGCAAAACAAACCAAAGAATTACTCAACCAACTTGGTACTCATCAGTTAGAAGTACAAAGTGTAGTTATCTTTGGCTATTCATTTAATGTAGCAGAACTGCGTGAACTTGAAAATGGTTTAAAGCAGTTGGACAGTAAAGTAACTCTAATCAAGAGGTACTAACCCATGAAGATTAAACTAGAAACTTTACAACATCAAACTGATGCCCTAGCCGCCATTGATAAAGCTTTCCCAGGCATGGATACCATGAGTAATGATCCCAATGCAAACTACATCTATGCCAATCCGCTGATTAAGTACCGCTACAACGATAAAGCTAATATTGACATAAAGATGGAAACAGGTACAGGGAAGACCTATGTTTATACCCGGATGATGTATGAATTACATCAAAAGTATGGGCTCTTTAAGTTTGTCATTGCAGTGCCTAGCCCAAGTATTAAAGAAGGTACTCGTAGTTTCATTACCAGTGATTATGCTAAACAGCATTTTAGTGAATTTTATGAAAATACTCGGGTACAATTAAACGTCATTAACGCAGGTGATTTTAGTACACGTTCAGGCCGTCGTAACTTCCCGGCACAGTTATCTGAATTTGTGGAGGCAACTAGACAGAATACTAATCAAATTGAGGTACTGCTGGTTAATCAAGGGATGCTTCATTCTAAGTCCATGCACCGTGATGATTATGATCAGACTTTGCTTGGTGGCGAAACTTCACCAATCAAGGCCATTGCGGCAACTAGACCTGTAGTCATTATTGACGAGCCGCAGCGATTCCCACGAGGCAAAAAGTTTTACGAAGATATTAAAGCAATGAAGCCCCAATTAATTGTTCGTTTTGGAGCTACTTTCCCAGAAATAACAAGCGGGCGTGGCAAAAACAAGGTTACTAAGATTGATTATTACCGTGGTGAACCTCAGTTCAACTTGGATGCCGTCGATAGCTTTAATCAAGGTTTAGTTAAGGGAATCGATATCGATTACCCAGATATGCCAGAAGAGCAAGCAAGCAACTTGTACAAGGTTAAACAGGTTAAAGCTAAAGAATTAGTTTTGACCAAGGGTGGCAAAGACTATTCATTAAGCGTAGGCGAAAATCTGGCTGATGTGGATGCTGGCTTTGAAGGCAATATTACCTATGCAGGTGGAACCGACCGTGAATTATCAAATGGATTATCTTTGTCTAAGGATATGAAACTGATTCCTGGTACTTTTGCTGAAAATTACCAAGATGAAATTATCTCACAAGCTCTAGACTGTCATTTTAAGGCTGAAGAGGAGAACTTCTTGCGCCTTAATTCAGGAGATAACGCGCCAAAAATTAAAACTCTATCCTTATTCTTCATTGATAGTATTTCTAGTTTTCGTGGCGAGAATAATGGTAAGGGGTGGCTTGCTAAGCACTTTGAAGCCATTTTGACCAAGAAACTAAAAAAATTAATTGATCGTTACGAAATGGCAATTGATGATCGGGAAAAAGAATATTGTTCATTCTTGCAGGCTACCTTGAAGAGTTTGCAGTCTGAACACCAAGATGTCTATGCTGGTTACTTCAGTGAAGATAGAGGGAGTTCAGACGCCGATATTCAGGCTGAAGTTGAAGACATCCTTAGCAATAAGGAAAAACTACTCAGCTTTAAGGATAAAGATGGTAACTGGTTAACCCGTCGTTTCCTGTTTTCTAAATGGACGCTGCGTGAAGGTTGGGACAATCCGAATGTGTTTACTATTGCTAAATTACGGACCTCAGGTTCAGAAATTAGTAAGATTCAGGAAGTTGGTCGTGGTTTACGGCTTCCGGTTGATGAAACTGGTCACCGTTTGAATCAGGATGAGTGGCAGAGTCGTCTATCTTTCTTAATTGGTTATGATGAACGAGATTTTGCTCAAAAGTTAGTAGGTGAAATTAATGATGATTCACCGATAAAACTGAACCAAGAAGAATTAACTGATGACATGATCAAGCTGATTGTTAAAGCTAAACAAAAAACTGACCCTAAATTTGATGAGGATCAGTTGCTTGATGATTTGGATGATCATAATGTGATTACCCGTTCTAACAAATTCAAAGAAAACGTTGAATTAGATGGTCAAATGATGACCGGCTATGATGCGTTGTGTCATCTTTATCCAGAATTAGTCCAAGAAACTAAAGTTGCTAAGGATAAGGTTCGAGATAAAAATTCAAAAGACAGCACAACTGTTAAGTTACGCAAACAAAATTGGCAGCAATTGAAGAATTTGTGGCTGCAGCTGGCTAAACGACAAATGATTAGGTTTGATCCATCAGTTAATCAGGATGCCGAAACGGTGGCTCGGAACGTATTTAACGATAGCGATAATAAGATCTTTGTTTTGCAACGGCCGCAGGTGGTTCACCAAGAAGTGGTAACTGATGAGAATGTGGCTTCCGTTCGGGAAACGCAGTCGGATTATAGTACTGAATTCTTAACCATGAATTATGGTAAATTTCTTAAACTCTTGGCTAAGGGTACTGATTTACCGGTTAATTTGCTTAACAATTTGATGATCAAAGCGATTAAGCGTTTGAAAAATAATACTAACTACATCAATGAGAAGACACTTGGCAATTTAATTCGCACTTTTAACAATCAATTTAATGAACGAATTAAGACTTCTTATAGCTATGAACCACTGAACTTTTCATCTTCAACATCGATTTACAATGCTAAAAAGCAAGAGTTTGTGGATTCGGTTCCGGCTAGCGTACTTGGCGTATACCAGTCAGATTCGACTTCTGATGAAAAGTACTTGTATGATCGGCCACCGCTGCGTTATGACAGTGCTGATCCAGAATTAAAAATTTTACAACGGTCGTATGGCCCGAAGATTAGTATCTTTGGGAAATTACCAAAAAAGGCTATTAAGATTCCGCGCTTTGATAACGGAACGACTACACCTGACTTTATCTTTAAGATTGAACATGGTAATAAGCCAATTTATTTAGTGATTGAAACTAAAGCTGAAAACATGCGGTTGGGTGATGAAGAAATTCGAATTATTCAGCAAAAGTACTTCGATCATTTAAAGGAATCTGGAGTTTACTATCAGATGGCTACTAGCGAGCAGGAAGTACATGATTTGATCAATAAATTGGAAAATGGGGAGTTGAACTGAAATGTTGTCGCTAATCGAATTAGCTAAAGAGGGAAAGTTAGAGAAAACCGGTGCCAAGCCCAAGTTACCGATTAAGGTTGATGGTGTTAGCTCTGAAACGTTGGATGTTTACAAGATTCCACTAGAATACCTTTATTACAATGATAAAAATGGTCGAATTGCGACGGGTATTTCTCAATATCAAGATGAACTGCAGCCAGCAAATGATCAGGATGATCCTCAATATAATAACTTTGTGGCTAAACTGATTGAACAGGATAATCCGACAGCCCTTAAGCGTACCAAAAAGTCCATTGCTGAATCCGGACAGCAAGTTTATGGTTATGTGCTCGATGATGGCCGGATTGTTGATGGTAATCGGCGATTCACTGCCTTACGTGATATTCATCAATCTACCGGCAAGACGGTTTATTTTGAAGCAGTTGTTTTACCGTTCTCATACAATAACACCACCGAGCGTGTCAAAATTAAAAAACTAGAATTGGCCATTCAGATGGGTGTTGAAGAACGGCAAAGCTATGATCCGGTTGACTTAGCTGTTGATATCTACCAAACCACTAGTGGTGATGATCCAATTATGACCCAGGCTGATTATGCAGCTGATTCTCATATGCGACCAACAGAAGTAAAAAAATATTATGACGGTGCTGTCTACATGAAGAAGTTCTTAGAATTTATCGGGGCACCTGAAAATAACTTCAATATCATCAAGGAAAGTAAAGTTTGGACCCTTTTCTATGAAATGGGAAAATCTTTGTCAAAGAACTTTGGTGATGATCCGGAATCACAGGTTCGTAAGAATGAAACTATGAATTCTTATTTTGGAGTTATTTTGTATCAAATTCATGTAGGGGTTAGTGGTAACACCGCGCGTAACCATATTCGGGAATACAGTAAGAACGTAGTTAATAGTGTTGACAATGAAGACTTTAATGACGATGTAGCAGATATGGTTGATGATTTGTCAGAATCGCTACAGGATGATGAAATTCATACTACTTCAGATCTAATGCAAAGCTTGACTGATGAAAATGATACGGTTGAAGCCTTCGGAGATACATTTGATACCTATATGCGTAATGCTCGAAATAGTGAGTCTGTCGATAAATTCATCCGTAATATTAAGCAGAATGTGAAGTACTACCACGACTTAAACGAAGATGGTGGTCTAATCGGGAGCCTTCGTTATAACGAGGTTAGTGAAGATCAATTAAAAGAACTGCAGAAATATATGCGGGATCTAAATCAATTGAGTAAGGAGTTGTTCAGTAAGTATGGAGACGAAATCAGATAGTCCAATCATCATTAAAAATGATGACGGTTTATTTCAACTGCTGGATGATAATCACCATACACTGGAGTCAAAGACAGCTCAGCGAGGATTAGCTATCTTCGCTCCCTACTTTGACGATCCAGAACAGCGAACCTTCAAAGCAGATTTGACCTATGTTCAATTACTAGAACTAGTTAAAAAGCTGAATCGACGTTTGCAACGTAAAGGATTGCCTGAAGTACAAACTAGTAATAAGTTTAATCAGTTTGTCCAGCAGCGTCAGTATTATATTAAGGAACAAAGCCAAGCAGGCTTAACCATTAAAGATGGTGATCCGCGTTGGCAACATGAGTTCGATAACTTTAAAGCGATCGTTAGTCAAGAAATTACGCGACCACTAAAACCAGAACAGGAAAAGGCTAGTTTCTTCATGACTATCATGAAACGGGCCGCTAACTTTTCAGTTCCTGGTGCGGGGAAGACTGCAATGATGTATGGAACTTTTGCCTACTTGTCTAGTCCTAGAGTGAATGAAGTTGATAAGCTCCTTGTAGTGTCACCATTAAATGCATTCGCTGCCTGGCGGACAGAATTTGAAGCTGTGTTTGGACCAAAACGGCAGCTGCATTATCTTAATATGCGGGATAAGAAATATAGCAATAATGTCGGTGCTATTAAGCATGACTGGGTCCAGGCTGACGTGATCACCATTAACTATGAATCTTTGCAAAGCAAATTAAATATTATTAATGAGCTATTGGATTCCAAAACCATGTTGGTCTTTGACGAAGTTCACAGGGTAAAAGGGGTTGGCGGACAACGTGCCAAGGCAGCATTGAGTTTAAGCCAGGCGCCACATTACCGTTATGTTCTAACGGGGACACCCATTCCCAATGGCTTTAGAGATATCTATAATTTCTTACATCTGATGTACCCTGATGAATACTCATCCTTCTTTGCTTGGGACTTAACGACTTTAAACAATATTGATCCAGAAGATGTTAATAAAAAGTTGTCGCCATTTTTCTGGCGAACAAACAAGGAAGATTTGCATGTCCCTAAACCAGATCCAGACATTATTAAGGAAGTTGAGCCGTCAAAGAATCAGCAACTTTTATCGCAAGCTATTTATGAAACTGAAAATGGTACTTTAGCTACTTTCATTAGATTGCTGCAAGCTTCAACTAATCCAGAACTTTTAGCAACCAATATTAACTACAAAGAGTTAGGATTGGTGGACGCAGATTCTGGCGTTTGGGATAAGCAAGCTTCAACTGTGGAAAAAGAAAATGCCAGCAGTGGTGATGCTTATAAGAAATATGATTTAGCTAATGTTGAATCTCCTAAATTTGAAATGGGCATTGACTTGATTGACAAGTTGGTTAGTCAGGGCAAAAAAGTTCTGGTTTGGGGAATGTTTGTTGGTACCATGCAAAAGATTACCGATACTCTCAATGGTATGGGAATAAAAACCACTTTGGTTTATGGTGCTACTCCGAAACAGGACCGTGAAGGAATGATTAATAATTTCCGTACTGGTGATGCCCAGGTATTGGTTTCTAATCCTAATACGTTAGGTGAATCCATTTCGCTGCACCAGACAGTTCATGATGCTGTTTACTTCGAATACAACTTCAATCTTACTTTTATGTTGCAATCGCGTGATCGGATTAACCGTTTGGGACTTCCAGCTAATCAGTATACTCGGTATTACTATCTGATGACTAAGGGTGATGTTGCCCACATGGGCTTTATTGACAGTACGGTGTACAAGAAGCTGAAGGACAAAGAAAAGATTATGCTCGATGCCATTGATGGTCAATTGCTTGTACCTGAATATACTGATGATTATCTACAAGAAGTTAAGGATATTGTCATGGGGAGGTATAAGTAGTATGGCTTGGCCAGCTATTGTTAGTGCTATAGCAAGCGTTATTGCTCTTGTTATATCTGGATTTGCTCTATTTCAAACGCACCAAAATAGGGAACAAACTAAAGAATTATTTGAAGAAGCAAGGAAGCCCTATGTCATTGCCTACATACAGAGTCAGCAAATAAAGAAATCTTTGTTTTGGAATTTAGTAATAAAGAATTTTGGTGGAACTGGGACATATATTACTAGTGTTGAAGCGAACCCGTCTTTATCTGGTGAATATATACCATTGAAGAATAATCCATTTTCAGCAATGCACCATCAATTGATTGCTCCAGGTCAATCATATAAGGCTACTATTGCAGTTAGTGAAAATAACACGAGAAATAGAAATCTACCAGATAAAATTAAGAGTTTAATAGTAGAGGGACATAGCGTTGATAAAATTAATCTATCTACTACAGCATTTAAGCTAAAAATTGATTTAAAGGATTTTGATGGCACAACACACTCTGAAACATTTGACCTGGATATTGGATCAGCATTAAGTCTGGTAACGTTTTTTAATGATTAGCTTTTTCCACAAACATCTTAAATCACTTTTTTATAACTTATGTGTTCCCGCAAACCGGTAATAACTTGAGACTTACTATTCGTCTCAAAAGTAAGGGAAGATTTGGAATTATGAAAGCGAGTTAACAAACACAATATTTTTGATTAAGCAAAGATAATTTTGTAGAGTAGCGGTTAATCAAGAATGTGTAATTGATAACATCAGCTCATGGCATGTTGAGAGCGTAACGGTCCTCGAACGTACAGAAAAATAGCCGATAAGCCGCGCTCTGACGGCATTTATAGGTGATTGAAAGTGTACTTTTTCCTTTCTGAACGATTGGAATTAGTACACTTTTTCTATTTGAAGCTGGCGGGTCGAGTGTTCTATGTCCTATTTCGATAGTCGAGTAGGCGAATGTCCAGTTTGGCAGGTCGTGTCGATTAGGGTAGTGGAAGTAGAGGTGAGCCTTGATATGGTAGCGTTTGTGGTATGTACGAATCGGTCAGTTTGGTACTAAGGATTGAGTTAACAAAAATAATATTGAATTTATGCTAATTCGGTTAAAATATCGAAAATTCGCAGGAGAGTTGTATACTCGACGTATATGACAAAAATTATTCTTTTTAAATACATATAGAATAAACATGATGATTACGAATGAAGGTGCTTTCATGAAAAATAAAATAAGTGATAAGAATATGTTTCAGAATTTTGAGGTAAAGGCCTACTGGTTTCTTAATGACAATCAAAATTCCGGCTCTTACGGTTTTTTAAAATATAATGCTGGTCAGGATTCTGTATTCGAGATATCACCTGCTTTTTGTGCCCCGATTTAAAATTGAAGTGCAACACTTGATAACTAGGCCAATTAGACTAGCTTAAAAGGCCATGAAGGCCTATTCTTATTATTAACGACAAAATCAACAGATAAGGATAGGTGTCTTCATGACCCAAACTAAGAATATCATGCCTAAGCATTACCAACAACTCCAATCTTTTGAACGCGGTCAAATTGAGTCCCTGACTCGATTAGGATTTGGCGTTCGTCAGATCGCCAGCCGGCTTCACCGGAGTCCCAGCACCATTTCTCGCGAATTAAAACGCGGGTTAACCACCCAGATTGATTCCCATAAACATCGGTCATATCAGGGCTACTTTGCCGAGCGCGGGGCGGCTTACTATCGAGAACAGCGGGCCAAGTGTCACCCCAAAGGTTTACTGCAGCGGGCTGCCGTGTTCTTCAAGTCCCTGCCGAAAGCTTTAAAAGCTAAGCCACGAGTTTTCAGTGTCGATACGTATGTCCACTATTTCAAAGCTCATTACCCGGGCTTTCCCTGCCCATCAACGGCTACGGTCTATCGGTATATCGAGGCTGGTAAGCTCCCGGAGCTTCACAACTATGATTTACCCGTGAAGCTACGTCGCCGCGTTAAACGCCCGAATCACCGACATGCCCGCCTGAATAAAAAACGGCTTGGACAGTCCATTGAAGACCGGCCCGCAGTGGTTCGGAAACGTCAGGAGTTGGGCCACTGGGAAGGCAACTTAGTGAAAGCCAAACGGGTTGAGTCCGAACCAGCTTTAATGACGTTAACCGAGCGAGTTAGCCGGATGGAAATTATCGTTAAATTGCCTGATTACCGGGCAGAAACTTGCCGGCAAGCCCTCCAAGATACGATTGATGATTACGGTGCAGAAAACTTTCGGACGATCACGTTTGACAACGGCTCGGAATTCGTTAGTTTAAATCAGGTTCAAGGAACGGAAATCTACTTTGCCCATCCATATTCTCCCTGGGAACGGGGCACTAATGAGAATGTGAATGGTCAATTAAGAGAGTTCTTCCCAAAAGGGCATTCCTTTAAAAACCTCTCATTAGTGGATCTGCAGTTGGTTCAAGACACGCTGAATCACCGTCCCCGCCGCTGTTTAAGCTATAGTTGTCCAGCGGATGTTATGCCACAACTGGTTTAACTTTCTAGACCAATTATAAGAATAGGCCATTAGTGTTGCACTTAACTTGACAATTGAGGTACTATATAGAGTTTAATATCAAATTATTGTATAATTAGTATGGATATTTTTTAGGAGGGTTCTTCATGGAAGGAAAACAGCATTATAAAATGTACAAGGCTGGTAAAAAATGGTTATTTGCTGCTATTGTAAGTTTTGCTTTTGGTAGTATTGTAGTGTCTAATTCTGGGCAAGCATATGCTTCAAAAGAAACTGGTGAACAGCAAAATTCATCTTTAGCGGTACTTAATGGTGGTAAGACCACTTCTCCAGCAACTACTACAGATGGTGGTAAGACCACTTCTCCAGCAACTACTACAGATGGTGGTAAGACCACTTCTCCAGCAACTACTACAGATGGTGGTAAGACCACTTCTCCAGCAACTACTACAGATGGTGGTAAGACCACTTCTCCAGTAGCTACTACAGATGGTGATAAGACCACTTCTCAAGCAGCTACCGTATCAGTTACTTTGTGGGATGATATTAATAACAAGCCAATATTTTTAGGAAATGAAAAACGTCCAGGCTTTAACAAGAATACTGGAACATATACTATTACTGGTAAACCTGGAAGTAGTATGACTGATTTAACACTTGCTATACCTGGATATAAACTGTTGAATTTTAATGATGTTTATAGCCATTTTAAAAAAGGTGATGACGTTTTCCAATATTTAATACCTAATGAGAACACAACACTCACACTCCATTATGTCCCATTATCACCAATACAAGTTAATTACATTGATGAAGATACTGGTAAAAAGATTGCCGTATCAGTTCTTCCTACAGATTGGGCTGTTCCTGATAGTGGTGCATATATTAACGGAGATGAGAAAGCTCCATCGGCTTCTAAGTATATGGTTAATGGGTTAGAGATTTCAGGGTATGATCTTGTTTCTAGTAAAAGTGTCTCTGGTACTGTTGGTCAAGTTCAAATCAGTAAAGATAATCCTAACCCCATCACTATTAATTTTTACTATAAAAGGAATGGACAGTTTAAAACTACTCAATCATTGGATAATGAGAACGGGCAAGTCATTGGTACAAAGTGGTCCACAATGCCAGGATATTTCTCTGTCAGTGGTGTTTATGGATTAAAATATTCAGATGATAATGGTGACGTAAATGCCAAGATAAATGAATTAATTAAAAAGTATGCCGATCAGGGATTCACCTATTTAGGCTTTGTGGGAACACATGATAATAATGATTATTATAATTATCGCCAAGCAGGGATTTGGCTTCATTTTGTTCCTAATAAGAATGTTATAGTTAACTATGTTGATGAAAATGGAAAACCACTAGCAACATCTGATATACTTTCCAGAAATTCAAACAATCCAAATCAGAAAAATAATGGTATTGATGAAAATAATTACTGGTATCCCAGCGGTGAATGGCAGGCTATTGCAAAGACGATTAACGGATATACATTAGATACTAGTAAAACCCCAGCAAAGATTTCAGGAAAGTTTAATTCGCTTATGCAATCAATTACTTTTGTGTATAAGTTGGTCAATAACCCAAAGAAGCCGGTAAATCCAAAGCAACCAGTAAAGCCAACTCAACCGGCCAAGCCAGCAAAACCGGCAAAGCCAAGTCAACCAAAGACAAAAACGCCAGCAAAACCAGTAAAGCCAACTCAACCTACAAAGCCAACTCAACCGGCCAAGCCAGCAAAACCGGCAAAGCCAAGTCAACCAAAGACAAAAACGCCAGCAAAACCAGTAAAGCCAACTCAACCTACAAAGCCAACTCAATTGATTAAAACTAATGTTAATGAGAAAAAAACAGTTTCATTGGTAAATGATAAAGAAAAAATTCCTTCTAAAAATAGAGAAGCTTTACCTCAAACTGGTGAAAACAATAGTCAAAGTCAAACAATGTCATTTATTGGTATTTTGTTGGCAATGTTTGGAAGTTTACTCGGTTTTCTTGGTATCAAGAAACGTCGTAATGATTAACCATTAAATAAATATATCTGTAGTGAATATAGATTATTTAAAGAGGGCCCTGAAGAATATTATTATTCTGGCTCTGTGTCAAATGGTGTTGGTGAATCCATATTTAGAGTTCTAATCACTTTGTGATTAGGGTTCTTTTGGGGTCAAAGTCAAATCGTATTGATGGCGACTTATGAGAGTTCTTCCCAAAGGGGCATTCCTTTAAAAACCTCTCATTAGTGGATCTGCAGTTGGTTCAAGACACGCTGAATCACCGTCCCCGCCGCTGTTTAAGCTATAGTTGTCCAGCGGATGTTATGCCACAACTGGTTTAACTTTCTAGACCAATTATAAGAATAGGCCATTAGTGTTGCACTTAACTTGACAATTGAGGTAATCTTTATTTTACAAAAATTAGGGATAACCATTGATAAACCAAAGATACTTAATAAATTTAAGAATGTTTTAACTACTCATTACTATTAAGTAACACGAACTTACTGTAAATTAGGTTTAATAAAGATCAGAATGTTTAAAATAGCACCCAGCCAAAATAGCTGAGTGCCGTACACCATAAATTTCACATATTAACTCTAATTACTTCACCATCTTTGAACGTGAATTCCATGTAGCGTTGGAAGATGGTGATTTTTTCTACCAAGCGACGAACCAATTGTTCATCAAAATCAACTAATCCATATTTATGTAGAGTGACCAACTCAT